ATGAGAAAAACAACATCGTACTCAAGTACATTTTCAGACGCATTAAGTGTTGATACTGTTGGATTGCAGAAAATGTTGAATTCAGGAAGACAGACAGCAACGCAGATTGGTATGGCAGCAGGTGCAAAATTTTGTGTTGGCAGAAGAGTGTATTGGAATGTAGCAAAAATCAGAAAGTATCTGGATGAGATTTCAGAATAAGGCGGTGATTCTATGGGAGTATATGAACATCTGCTGCCAGGTAAAAAAAATGCATTAACGCCAGAGTACCTTACTGTGAAATGCCATTTTTCCAGTGTTCGGATGCTTCAAAAACAGATCGAAGCAGAACGCAAGGCTGGCAAAGTCATATTATCAAACACAACTCCGCCTGGAGGATATTATCTTCCTGCAGCAGGAGACACGATGGAAATCCGAAAGTTTATTCGTACTTTAGAGAATAGAGGTGAAAATACATTGAAAGCTCTGGAAAGTGCAAGGGATTTATTAAAAGAATTGGGGAGTGATGACTGTTGAGCAATCTTCAAGAGATAAAGGACTTGGTATCTATTAGTGCTGTAGCAGATTACTTGGGTTTGGTAGAAGAATATGGAAAACGTAAGTTTCCGGGTGAAAGAACTGCAAGCATTCAGTTATATAAGGACAACCGATTCCATGATTTCGGAAGAAATGTTGACGGAGATATTTTTGATTTAATGATTCATGCGAGAGGTTACACGCTTAAAGAAGCGATAGCAGAACTTAAATCCGCTTTTAATATTAAGGATTCGCCAATAGGGAAAAATACTGTTAAAGAAGCTTGGATAGCATATCTGGAACGAAAATTTAATGCTAAATATATAGAGCATTATGATTATTTCTTGACTGACCAAAGTGGAAAAGCAGTTTATGCCTATACTAAGGTCCGATTGCAGGATAAAGCAGGGAAAAAGAAGTTAATTTACGGTAGGTTTAATGGTGATCGTTTTATTCTTGGTTTGCAAGGTAAAAAAGCGAAAGATATTCTGGCCATTTATGGTAGCTCTGTTTTTGCGATTCAGAAAGCAATAGATCATCAGGAAACAATCTTTTATGTGGAAGGCGAAAAAGATGTAAATACTCTGATGAAAAGGGGATATACAGTATTTACTTGTGGTGGTTCAGGAGATTGGAAAAAGGGTGTTTCTGAAATTGTAAGACAAGCAAATGTGATTATTTTAGCTGATAATGATAAGTCGGGAGAACAATTAGCCTATCAGGTTATGCAGGATTTGCAGTTAATTGCTAATAATGTAAGCATTATAAAACCAATGCCAGAGGTGCCAAAAGCAGATATAACTGATTATTTTGAAGAGGGACATACTGTTGAAGAATTTGAAAATTTAATAAGGAATGTTGATGATACAGAGAGCATTTGCACAGATGTTCAGCAAGATCAGAAGCAGGATACAGGTAAAAAACGAACTGTAACACAAAAAAGCAAGGACGAAGTAGTTGGAGGTCCGGCATTAGTCTTTAAATTTCTCGACTGCAACTATGATGAAGATGGAAATGTAAAAAGCGTAAAACAGCTTGTACATAATTTTGAAATCGTTATGGATAAAGACAGCCGTTTCGCCGGGAAAATCCGCCTTAATGAGTTTGCACAACAACCTTACCTATATGGTAGTGTGCCATGGGAAAATGAGAATAATTGCAGAGCATGGAGCAGTCATGATGATTCAGCACTGTTTTCACTGATACAGGCTGATTATGGGCTTAAAAGCCGGCAGGACTTTGCAGATGCATTGAAAAATGTTTCTATGCGGAATAAATTCCACCCAGTAAGAGAATTACTGGATTCCCTTACATGGGATGGAAAAGAGCATATAAGAAGCCTGCTGCCGGAATATCTTGGAGCAGAGGATTCTGATTATACATACCAGGTAATGCGCTTATGGATGCTAGGAGCTGTTTCAAGAGTGTATAAGCCCGGAAGCAAATTTGATTATACAATCATATTACAGGGTTCGCAGGGCATTGGCAAGAGCACATTTCTGAAATTGATGGCTTTGGACGATTCATGGTTCAATGATTCCTTAGACAGTCTGGATTCAGATAAGGCAGTGCAGTCTCTTACAGGTTCATGGATAATTGAGCTCGCTGAATTAAAATCACTGGCTCGGACGGCTGGAGGCGTTGAGAGTGTAAAAAGGTTTTTGACCGCAACGCAGGATAAATACAGGATTCCTTATGAGCGGCGGGCAGACACATTTTACAGACAGTGTGTATTCGCCGGAACTACCAATAAAGATGATTTCCTACAGGATGAAACGGGAAATAGGCGTTTCCTAATTGTCCAGACAGGCGTTAAGAAACCATCAAAAAGTCTTTTTGTGCCAGAAATCATGGATACAATCAAGCTGGCTTGGGCTGAGGCTGTACATATTTGGAAAAATGAGAAGCCACAGCTGATACTTCCAGAAGCATATATGCAAGAGGCAAAGGAACTTCAAGAGGCGAATATGGCGGATGATGGCAAGCGGGGGATTATTCAGGAATACCTGGAAGGTAAAACACAGGTATGTGCTAGGGAAATATGGGAAAAAGCGTTAGGGGAAAACGTATCGCCTAGAAAATATCAGATCACAGAGATTAATGATATTATTGCTAAAGTACCAGGATGGAAAAAACTGAAAAGCCCTCGTAATTTTGAAGGATATGGTAAACAGCGCGGATTTCAAAAAACGGTGCTACAAACTGAGAATGAAAAGGCTACAAACTTTTCTGAGTTTGTTCCAACATCACGGCAAGAACAGATGAAAATACCATTTGATTGAGAGCTTAATGAAGAATGTAGCTGACTTTGTAGTTAGATTGTAGCTTGCTTAAACCCAGTATTTGCAAGGCTTTCTACAATAACTACAAAGACTACATTATATCAAAAGAATTATATAAATATAAGAATATAGGTATAAAAGAGTATATATATAACTTTAAACTCTTTGGGAAGATTGTAGCTGTTGTTTTTGTAGCTTTGGTAGCTACGAATTTTATAGGCGGTTTACCGCCGGAAAGGACAATAATTATGAAAATTATGACACAGGATAAAACACGAGTTTTAAATTTTAAAATGACGTATATCAGTTATGTAAGTAAGAACCGTATTTGTGAGGGTGATTTTGGTATTGCGGAATATGCAAGTCCAGAACGCGCGAAAGAAGTGTTGAATGATATGTTTCAAAAGTATGCAGCAGGAGAAAAAGCGTATATCATGCCGGAGGAGTAATCATTGGATAATGAAAAGGAATTAAGACAGGTATATGACATATTAACTGCTGCCTGGCGAGCATACAGAGAACATTACCCGCCGGGAAATCCGCAGGATGATACATACTGGTCAAAGCTGGTAGATGATCTTCACGAAATAGAATCGCAATATAATTGCCAGTTGTGCCGGGATATCTTGTGTAATGTTGCGTCAGATCTGGAGCGCAAAGCAAAAGTCCTGTATCAGTCAAAGTAACTGACGCAGGACCATATAAAGGGGTGAGTCTTTCTGATAACTATTATACCACAATAGAACAGGAGGACTCTATACCAATGAACATCAGAAAAGTGAAATTGAAAGATTATGGGATTACACCGGGACGGGCAGCAGAACTCAAAGAAATGGTAAAAGACAAACAGTATTATTCTTTAGTGCTTGAAGCATGCAACAGAGCAAATGACTTTCTTGCTTCGCATCTGGTGAAAAGTTTTACAGAAAATGTAGGATACCGCCAGATATTCAAAAATAGCGATTTATGTGAGCTTCCATGCACTGAAAATGACTTTTACTGCTATAAGCGGAAAGCACTTCATGAATTTGATTTGTTGCTGAAGCAAGCAGAGTAGGAGATTGGAAAAACATTAGTGCCTAAAGAATGTTTAAATATAAAAAAATAATGTTGATTATTTTGGAGGTGATTATCATGAAAAAAGGAATATCAGCAGAAGTACGTGAAGACATTTTGGTACAGGCATTTTTAACATGCCCGAATATAAGTGAGATATCTAAAATGACAGAAATTCCTAGACCTACGATTTATACAGTGATTCGTTCAGAGAGCTTTCAACGTAAGTATTCTAAGGCAAGAAATGAGGCTGTAACGGGTGCAATTGCTTATCTACAGGGAAAATTAGGAGAATGTGCAGCAGTGTTGGTTAATACAGCTACTGATCCAGAAGTACCAGCGCAGATTAGAGTGAATGCGGCAAATGCAGCACTGTCACAATGTTCCCAGTGGACAAAGAATGTAGATATGATTGAGCGTTTGGAAACTATGGAGAGAATGATTTATGAAGTAGAACAGAGTCAGAAGCAGCAGAAAAGAAAATAGAGGTGAAGTAAGTGTATGAGTGAAATTATAAAAAGACTTAAGGAATTGGAAGCAAGAACTGCTGCAGTTATGAAGGTACAGGCAAATCATGCGCCATTTGTATCTATAGCACCATGGAGTTTTATGAAAGATGAATGTATTGTTAAATATTATCCGGAGGGACATTACCGTAGGCCTGAAAAAATAACAACTACTTTTTATGATGCGTTAGTAATTGCTCAGTATTATTACGAATGTGGCTTGTATGTTCAATTTACAATGAGCATGTGCATAGAATGGCTGTTTTTATATGTACGTGATGATCCGAGATATTCGCCACCTCAGCAAAAAGCATGGTATACAAAAAATACCGAAGAGTATCCAGAAATAAAAGCCATGTTAGAGAGTGAGCAGAGGTTTGAAATTATTGGTGTATTGCGGAGAATGCCACAGAATTTTCTTTTTAATGGGTTACCGGATGGGATTAAGGATGATTACAAATTGATGGATTCTTAGACAAAAAATGCCGGGAGTATGGGAATTTATGAACACGATAACGCGCATGTAAAGAAATTTAATGACACGATATGCGCGGGTGAGTATTCGGAGGTTTCGGAGGCCCTAAAAGAAATATCTTGCCATTTCTAACATCTTAAAAGTTATGGCATGATTTCGGAACGAAGCCCGAGCGAACTCCGAGAATTGACCTTGCAAGTATCATTGAACAAAGAGAAAATGAACAACATAAAAAAAGGAGATTTTTATGGATGGATGTAACGAAAATGTAATTGAATTTATGACCAATGGTACCAGAGCAACATTAACATTCTCTCAGGGCCGATATAAGTCTATAATCCGCAAGCTGGCAGAGAAACATCCTGATGATTGCCAGATCATTGCGGATAATGAGGACGGAAGTGTTTGTGCTCATGTTCCGGTAGCCTGGATCCGGATTTCTCCTCCGAAACAATATACAGAGGAACAGCGTCAGCAGATGAGGGAAAGGCTAAGCCACAATATATCTGAAAATACAGGAGTATGGGAATAAAACAGAGCAAAAACCAATTGTAATGCAACTAAGGTAAAGTTGTAAGGGTAAAGGAAGAAAAAGGTTAAATGAGCCGATAAAATAGAGAGAAGAGATGATGCCAGTATTTAATAAAAATCCTGCTGCCGAACCTACGGCTCAATAAAAGACCTATTATGAGAAATACGGTCATTTACGGTCATGCGTTATTACTGATTTTTACGGTATTGGTTTGATTGAAGCAGTGAGGAAGCAGTGAAAAGTTATAAAAAGGGGTATCCACTATTTTGAGGATCCCTGTTATTGATAATGAAACCGCAGGAAAGCCACACAAAGCCGTGACGAACCCGTGAGAAATGGAATTAAAGCGGCGAGGAAGCGGCGAGAACTTAGAGTGTTCGAACAAGCGAGAATATCAGATTGAATCGCGATCTTTGCGAAAAGTCAGTTGCCTTTGAACTGTCGATGAACAGTCGAAATAACAAAAATGCCCAAAAGTGGTAGAGAGCTGTTCTCACAAAATGTGAGATAATATATGTATCACGATAGGACAGGAGATGATACATGTGATTTTACTTAACACGTTGATGTTGGTTGCAGTCATGGAATTAGCAGCTATTTATGATGCGGTAAGGGGGAAAGACAATGAGACGTATCAGAATGAAGAAAAGTAGAAAATATGAACAGGACAAGCTTCAGGCGGCAATAAATGCTTCTGCCAGACGGGCACTTGATGATTTGGAGAAGTCATCGGGAATGCTTTCTGTAACGATTGAAGCATTAAGACAGGGCCTTCCAGAGATGGCAGAAAAATGTAGAAAACTTGCGCAGGATTACAGGAAACTTCAGAGACTTGAAACGGAACTTCAAAAATATGAGGGAGAGGCGATAAGTAATGGCAGAGAAGATAACATTTAATACAGGTGCTAAGAGCTATGAGATTGTAGATCAGGATGGAAATGATCTGGGAGTGTTCCGGTTTGTTCCTACAGATGCCGGAATATTGACCAGATATAAAGAGACAGCGGCGTTTTTCGCAAGTGTAGGCGACAAAATGAAAGGGGAGGATCTGGAAGAGATTCTTCCTGAGCTAGAGAAAGAAGCTGGGGAAAAGATAGATTTCCTGTTTGGTGCTCCTGTATCGGAGAACTTCTTTAAAATTACTCATCCATTTACAATTCTGGAAGATGGACAGACATTTGCCGAACAGATTATCACTGTAATTGGCGGAATCATTGAAAAGGAATTAGCTGAAAGAGAAAAGAAGCAGTAGGAACGGATTGACAAATATACTGCTAAATACACGAAAAAAGACGAAGCAAAATAAGAAAATGCGGGCTGTTCTGGAAACAGGATAGCCCTAATTTATAACTCGGTACTGGTAATTTGAAACTGGTACCCTGACCTCAAATAGTCGGGAGGTAGATAATATGGCAGCTGATGGCTCAATCATCATTGATACTCGGATCCAGACAGATGGTCTTTCTAATAGTTTAAATACAATCAAAGCGGGAATGACAAGGATTACCGCCCAGGTATCAAAAATGGGAGAAACAGCGAGAGGCTCATTTCAAAGACAGATTACAGCAGTTAACAATCTTTATCAGAGCTATGAAAAACAAGAAAGAAAAGTTGCAGAATTAAGATCTAAGCTGGATGAACTGGGTAAGAATAAAGTAGAAACGGAAGAATATAAACAAATTTCAAGTCAGATTAAAGCTCTGGAAGCAGATTTCAATAAAGTGGAGTCTAAACAACGTGAGTGGCTTAATATGGGATTTCCGGTTGACTCAGGTCCTGTTAAGGAATTGGATAAGCAATTGGATCGGATATGGGCGGATATGGAAAAACTGCAGAATAAACAGAAAGAAATGCAGGCATCAGGTGCTGCATATCTGAATCCGAAATCAACAGACTCTTACAAAAATACGTTGCGAAAATACAACGAAGAGTCACAAAAACTTGAACATACAAACGGAAGATTGTATTCTTCGTACAATAATTTAAAAAATAAAGTAGAAGAATACCAAAAAAAGAATAATAATCTCATTTCGGTTATGCAGAATCTTCAAAAAGCTGCTGCACGTGTAGGTGTTGCAGTGAAGAATATGGGAACAGCACTAAAAAAAGCAGGCTCTTCTGTCAAAAGTATGGTTTCGGCAATGAAGAAGGCAGTGGATGCCATATTTGATTTGAAGAAAACAAAAAGCGATAAAAATGGAACATTTGGAAATATAAAAAATCTATTAAAAACTATATTAAAATATTCTCTTGGAATTCGTAGTGTTTATGCTTTGGTTAATAAACTTCGTTCTGCTGTTACGGAAGGTTTTAAGAATCTTGCAAGGTATGATTTGGCTACTCAGACAGGAGAAGTAAATAATAGTCTATCAACGTTAATGTCTGCGCTGACACGACTTAAAAACAGTTTAGCAACGGCATTTGCGCCAATTTTGACAGTAATAACACCGCTTTTATCAAGATTTATTGATATGTGTTCAAAGGCGGCTACATCTGTTGGAATGTTTTTCGCGGCTCTTACAGGTCAGACAACATTTACACAGGCAAAAGCTGTACAACAGAACTATGCGCAATCTTTAGAAAGTACATCAGAATCCTCTGATAGTGCAACTAAGTCTGCAAATAAACAAGCGAAAGCACAGAAAAAGCTTGAAAAGGCAACTAAGAATAATATTGCAGCTTTTGACGAGTTAAACGTAGTTGGCAAAAAAGATACCACACTGACAGATACAAATACGCCTACTTCAGCACTTAATCCGAAAGATATGTTTGAAAATGTTCCTATCGAAAGCAAGATCAAAGATTTTGCAGATAGAATCAAGAAACTTATTAAAAAACAGGATTGGAAAGGCATTGGAAAACTTCTTGGAAATCAGATTAATAAAGGTCTGCAAAAAGTCAATAAAGCAATTAGGTGGAGCAACGTAGGTAAAAAAATCGAAAAAGGTGTTGATGCAATCACTGGTATCTTTAATTCTATGGTTGACGAGATTGATTGGACATATCTTGGAAATACCGTGGGTGAGGGGTTGAATACAATAGTTCGGACAATGAATCTGCTCATGGAAAAAACGGATTTTAAGAATCTGGGAAAGAGCATTGCCGAAGCGGTCAACGGGCTTATGGATACAACCTCATGGGAAGAAGTTGGACGGTTCTTTGGTAATCGTGTAATGGTGCTCTGGGACACATTAAACGGAGCGGTACATGAATTAAACTGGGCTAGCATAGGAATATCCCTGGCAGAGACATTAAATGGTGCTTTTCATCGTATAGACCTTGCTGAGATAGGAGATACCCTTGCAACTTCAATCAATGGAATCTTCACATCCCTGCAGAACTTTACAGATACATTTGACTGGACTGGTTTTGCCGATAATATCAAAAATGGAATAACTACATTCCTGACAGAAACGGACTGGAAAGCAAATGGAGCGGCGCTTGGTGAGTTTATTGAGAAGTTATGCGAAACACTGACTGATGTAATGACTCTTGAGAATTTTCAGGAGTTTGGAAAAGGTATAGGGGAATTTTTATCGGAACTTCCATGGACAGAGATATTGAAAACTGCTGCCACAGTCATGATAAATGCCATAGGCGGGTTATTGTCTGGACTGGCAGGAACACCGGCAGGCAGATTTGTAGATGGGCTAGTCATTGCGTTTGGTTCTGCGAAGCTGATCGGAACATTAACAAAAGCATTTAAGGCTCTTTTTACAACAGCTGCTTCAGATGGTGTGAGTGGAGCAATTACTGCATTAAAAGCAGGTGGCGTATTTTTAAAATTTGCTTCTGCGATAGGAATCGGTGTAGCAGCAGGTGCTGCGGCTTCTGAGAAAACGACATCCAGTAATGATGAGCTGAAAAGTACAGAACAACTGCTTTCAAACTTTCAGCTTGTATTGGAGGACCTTAAGGAGCAGGGCATTGTATCAGGAGAAGCTATGCAGCAGCTTTATGAAAAGGTCGGTGCAATTTCTTCTGATACATCACCGGCGGAGACTATCAGTCAACTCAGGGATGCATTGGTAGAGGCGGGAGTATCTTCCGATCAGCTTGCAAGCTCTATAGGAAACACAGATGTGAATCTGAGTGAATTATATGCTGTAATGGCAAATTCTACAGGAGCTATTGACGAAGCAACCGGGAAAACAAAAACTTTCTCTCAGGCAATACAGGATACAGAGACAAGCTCTCTGATTGAAAAATTGGATTCCCTGCAGACTGCGACAGACAAGGTAAGCTTTGCAGACCTGATCTTGAAATCTGCCAATGCGATTGATGAAATGGGCGGTATCTGGGAAGACGGAAAACAGATTCTTGGAGAAAAGGCTATTGCAATTCATGAAGAAATTGTAAATAAAGGCCTTGATTCAGATAAAGATGGATTCTATAAGCTGGCAAATGGTCAGATGGTTCAGTATGGACAGGGAATCGAAGATTCTGCAGGAACATTAAAGGAGAAAACGAAATCCACGTTAGATGCAGGTCTGAAAACTGGGATCCAGGAAGCGCTTCCGGAACAACAGCAGATTGGCTGGGATACGGGAGGTTATTTTATAACTGGTTATACAAGTGCTTTGCTGGAGAATAAGAAGCTTAAGGATGCATATAAAGACGCATTAGCAAGTGTAGATACAACAAATGCAAAATCCAAAGCGAAATCCGATGGAGAAGAGCTGGGAAAGAACACCGGAGAGGGATTTCAAAAGGGAATCGAAGAAGTTTCATCGGATGTGAATACATCTGTAACAGATATGATGGAAAAATCAGTCAAGGAACCAGCTCAGACAGCTGTAGATGCGCATTCCCCGTCCAGATGGTTTGAGCAGTTGGCAGACTGGTGTGGTCATGGATTTGGAGATAAACTGAATGCTGCTTTTTCATCAACATTTGCGTTCTTCAGAGATTTCCGTGCCCGTATCAGTAACAGCATAGGTAATTTATACAACATTGGCTATAACTTCCTGATCGGAATGAATAACGGAATGATGTCAGCGGCGACTGTCTTATACAATAATGCCCAGGCGATTGTCAACAGGATTAACAATATATTCCGGAATATAGGAAAAAGCCATTCAACATCCAGTATATTTGGAGGAATTGCCAGAAGCATTCGAAGCTATAGAATGCCTGCTATGACAGCACCGCAGATTCCATACTTGGCAAAAGGTACAGTTGTGCCACGAAACGCCGGAGAGTTTGCAGCAATCCTCGGTGATAACAAGCGTGAGACAGAGGTTGTATCTCCACTGTCGACGATGAAACAGGCAATGATGGAAGCTTTGAAAGAATCTGGAAATGGAGGTAGTGGTTCACCTCAGTATATCGTATT